TTTGAGCGTAGCCACGGCATCCTGCTCGGCATAGGCCCCGACATATTTAGGGGGCAGCTTGTACATACCAGACTTGGGATCCACGCCCCACTCTTTTGCCGCCGCCTGTAGCAGGCGCTCGTTCTTACGCAGAGACACATAGTCCCGAGCCATAGCATCAAGGCCAAAGGACCAGCGGTTCTCATTAACCAAGGCCCCTGTAATCATAGTGTCGATGATCCGACCCTTGATCTCTATGCCCTCGGCCCTCATCCAACCCGCATCGTATGTTGCGTTGTGCATGATCACGTTCATATCGGGAACGGACATCTGCTTCTTGAGCCACCGCAAGGTGAACTTGGGGTCAAGGTTGTGGGAGTTTTCATGGCGGATCGGGAAGTACCCTTTGTATTCCCCTGCGGCTACCGCAATGCCAATGATGTGCCCATCCTTTCGCGCCCATCCCGGGCCCAAGGTTTTGATGTTGGGGTCAAAGGTTTCCAGATCCACAGCCACTTCACTGTACCCTGTAAGATCAGGATACTCGGGTGGGATGTTCCAGTCCGCGTCGATCAAGTCCAACTCGTTCTTAATCTGGTGGTGGAGATCACTCCCGAATAGATTTTTTTGCATCTTTATTTCCCATAAACAACTTCAATCGTTCTTGTATTTCGCTCTCACGATCCCCGCACTCCGCACCCAGTGCCGAATACCCAGCCTTGTCTACCCAAGAGTCTTCGTGGCTAAGATCATTCAGCAACCGAGCCGTCTTGACCCAGTCCATCATCAACGCAACATGTTGCGGGGTGACGTAACCATTGGTGCACTGTGCCTCTTTGATTATGAGGTTCCACCCATCAGAAATGCGAGTGAAATTCTCGTATGCATCACCGTAATCCTTGGCCCTCTGACCATTAATAGTTTTCTTAGCCTCGTCTAAAACCTTATCTCTCTTCATACCGTTATCCTCTAAACAAGTTGCTTTTCCATTGACATACCTTGTCAATGTGTGTGTGGCGTGTAGTAGGACGTACCATTCCCACCTTCTCAACCCACCCTAACTTTCGCAGAGATGCCATCATAGCCCCCCAAACATTATGATGGTGAGGATCTTTCATCCCTTGCGACCTACAAAACGCACAAATCTTTCCGCCCTCAACAAACTCGTGCTCGGACAAATACTTGGCTGCGTTGTCGTAGTATTCCTGTTTCCATTCGTCGTTCGCATGGACGTAGGCTCGTTCGATTTCAGCTTCGATAAAATCAAAGCGCTCTTGCTCAATTGTCATATCGTATACCTGTATCTATAGTCACTTTGTAAGACCCACAGGTTGTGTCGTGCTCGCGTGACGCCAACGTAAAACACCCTGTGCTCATCGTCTTGGTGCTCGCTCTGGGTCGCTGCTTTCGTAGAGGCAGTGTACACCACAACGTTATCGTCCTCTCCCCCCTTCATAGCATGGAAGGTGGACAATTTTATACGAGGCTCGGACATCAAATCGTCACCTCTTCTCTCCATCGCGTCGATGTAATCACGGTCCTCTGGGGACACACGCATAACATCATACGCACTCGTCTCTGCGCCAACCACCAACCCGTATTGAAGCTGCAAAATCTCCATGTCTAACGTCGCGTCGGACGGTAACAGATCCAGCATCTGCCTACTGTTGCGCTTCACAACCTTGTTTTTCCCCTGCTTTGGAACGGCCTCGTATAGATCCTTGATCCTTTGTACGCCCACTTTCCTGTCGGCACACAGATCGTCCCATGTTTGCAGGTTAGCTACCAGTTCAAGAGATATGCTTGGCCTTCCTTTCACAGAATACTTGAAACCCGAGCGCCGTATATACTTAGCCATGTCACGCACCATGGAGTTCGTTCTTGCCATGAGCGTCCACGAACCCTCGTGCAACGGAATGTCCTGCATGTGGTGAACATACTCAACCGTCCCTTCTTCGTCTCGGGGCTTAAACATCTTGAGGTGACGGTCCTCGATCCTGTGTGCAATGGTTCTCGCCACTCGCCACACCGACTTTGGAATGCGGTAGCTTTGCTGCAAGACCGTGATGTTCTCGGAGCTATTGTTAAACAGCTTAACATCTACGCCCGTCCACCTGTGAATGGCTTGGTCATCATCCCCTGCGATGTAAACTTTGTCCGAGCGTTCCGATATCTTAGCTGCCATGTGCCACTGCAATGGCGTGAAATCTTGGGCCTCATCAATGAACAGATAGTCTAGGTGGGGCGGCTCTCCGACCTCGATGTACTTCTCGATCATGTCCACAAAGTCAAACTTCTCCGTGGCAATCTTGTACTCAATCATCTGTTGGTTCAATTGCTCCAACTTTGGAAAGTACAAGTCCCTGTTCGCAGCCTCGTTAAACTCCACGTCCAGACTAACCATGCGCAGCCGCGCTCGATTAACCATCTGAAGATAGTCTGCTCCCTCTCCAGCTTTAAAGTTAGGCATCAATATACCCTCGTCCAAACTGGCATCCACTTTTCCATCGAAGTCTAAACCGAGTTGCTGCCCGATGTTGTCGTAGTCTTCCTTGTTCATAACGTCTTGAGCTTGCAAACCCAGACCGTGATACCCAAACGAATGGCTCGTCCGCATGTTTGGAAAATGTTTCGGCTCCAATCTAAACTCCGCGCAGGCGCGTGTCACCATCTCCTCGATAGCCTTGCGGGTAAAAGATATCACCCCAATCCGTGAAGGGTGCACCCCATCTTCCAACGCTCGTTTAATCTGCTGGATCAGGAAGTATGTCTTGCCTGTGCCGGGGGGACCAAGGATCAACTCCGCTTTAGGTATCATAGTCTTTTCCCCGTGGCCTGCTGTTGACCCAATCCTCAATCTCCGCCAACACCCAGCGCGATGCCGAGCGTCGGTTGTCATCGGACCCAAGGACAATGGGCTTTGGGAAGTCTTCTGTCATTTGCGCCAGCTTGTAGACGTAGGACCGCGATACTCCCAGTAGATCGGCAACCTCTCCTACCCGAAGCAGTCTGTTAGAATGGGATGTCATTGTTAATCTCCTGTACGGGCAACTCTACCTCGTCATCTTCAAACGCAGGAACCCACCAGCATCGAACCGTGGTTCTCTTCCCGCTCTTTCTTGTAATGTGTTGGGATCCATTATCCCCACCCAAGTCTCGTATCATCTGAATGATTTGCGCTCGGGTCTGAGCCACAAACCTGCGATGGTGCAGATACTCCAGCAAACCTTCCAGCTTAAACTTGGTTACCCCGTCATCAGTCCACGGCTTACCCATGTCTATCTCCTCTGGTGCCATCGCCCGAATGTGGCTTGTGCAATACGAAAACAAATGCTCTTTGAACTGACCAGCTATTGTCTCTTCATACGGCACGTCGATGTATGTCGCTTGGCTCATCGCACCATTGACCACCTTCCGCCACTTGTCAGGCTTGGTAGTTGGGGGCATGAAGTTGCATTGCTCCATGCAAGCACGTTGCCAAAGCGTCTGGTTCTGTAGCTGTTCCGTGCTTAACTGAATGCGAAACCCATTCACGTCCATGAAGTATAGCCTCGGTTCCGACAGCATAATTGTCAAGCCGCCTACCTGTGGAGCATCGGGCGCATCGTCGCTGATCCCATGCTTTGCCAACACGCAGAGAGATGGATCACAGTACGACTTGAACGGTTCATCCTTACAAGTATATCCCCAATCTTTTTTCTCGTGTTGCTTGATCACCGTCATAACTTCTGTCGATGGCAGCGGTGGAGAAAACAACGTCCGGTTATATTCCTCCAATGAATTTTGCCACGCGTCTGGAAACTTTTTCTTGCAGTACACTCCGATAAAAAACAGCAGCTTGTTGCGCGGCTCACTCTGTGGTCCGTCCGAGAAAATGTTTCGGATGCATGGTGGTCCGTCCGAGAAATGTTTACGCACCTGTGTGGTGGATCTTATAGCCTCCAGATCAGACAACTCGACACGGTTCTTGTCGATGGCTGCAAGGAACTCATCTAGTTCCATGGCCTCGCCACTCTTGTCATAGCAAAAACGCTGGGGCATTTCGGCGTTGAAGTAGGGCATGTTGATAAAGTTACCCACGTCACCTCTCTCAACGATGATCGTGTCTTGCTTTGGGAATATCTCCACACCACTGTGACCCAACATGATCGCCATCTCGGTCAGGTATTCTCGGACCACCGCCGCTTGCTCCCACTCTTTCAGGAACAAATAGAGGTGTGCCCCACCAGACTTAGACCGACACTGCAATAAAGGCAGACCCAGCTTCTGGATCTTGTCTTGCAACTCTTTCTGGTTCAGATCGTAGACATCGACATCGATGGCACCGAACTTACATTGGTTTTCCTCGTTGATTGGTATGGCACCCACACCATGCTTACCGTCGATATGAGACTGCACTAGCTTCTCGGTCAACGGCTCGCGTATAATTTTACTTTGACTTTCTGCCTTGCCCTTTCGACTTGTCCGTCCGACAGTCGTAGTGCCATGAGCATTCTTAGCCCCGACAAACGCGGCAAGCAGCTTCTTTGATTTTGACATTTACTGCTCCCAAGTGAAGGTGGGAGGCGGATACCCGTCCGCCCCCCGAGGCTGCTAGAAGGGGATTTCATCATCCTTCAATGGAGGAGTGGGAGTGGAAGCCCCTTCCTCCGGTGCAGCTTTCACTTCACCCGCAGCGATACTATCGCGGAAGGCTTTGGCTTCGAGCAAAAGGTCACGGTCTTGGACCAGACCAACCTTGTCTACTTTGTAGTTGAACCATGAACCTCGGTCATTGCTGTCCTGAACCGTGGTCAGTTTCCACTGAGTTGCGAACAGCGGAGGCAAGATCATCTGCCCAGTCTTCGGGTGCTTGATCTTTTGCATGGCAATCTTGGTCTTCCATTGACGGCTGACCTTTAGCTGAGTTGACTTCATGTCAACGACAACAGGTTGTGTGATACCATCCTCGCCCACAATCAAACAGAAGTGCTGATCTGATTTGACCAACTCGTTTCCGTTAGGCAAGATTTCTTTGGACCCATCACGCTTGGTTTGTTGTAGCACAGGATCACTGATGGATATCTCACCTTGGTATCCGCCGCCTTGTTCTCTCGGAACGAACTCCAGATACTTTGTGGTCTGATAACAAGGCAGGATGTTGACACCCTCTTCCCCAACAAAGAGTTCCATAGTGACGTTGTTAAACATGTCACCCTCTTCAGACCCCTCGATGTACTCAGCTTCACGCTTCTTGAGTTGCGGGGACATGGCCTGCAAGATACGAACAAACGGTATCTGCATCTCGCTGCTGTCGAAGGTCGCGCCCTCGCCAGCAAATCCCATGATATCATCCATGACATCTGTGCTTAACTCTGCATTTTTCTTTTTAGCTACGGCACCCATATTACTTCCTCCGGATCTGTGCAGTATTTGCAATGAACGCCCCGAACAGGTCGAGGTCGATTGGTTTACCATCCGTCACGCGCTCTTTAATAAACGCTTTAAGTGTGGATGGGTGGACGTGGGTCTTGGTCTTCGGGTCGAAGCCTCGCTCTTGTAACAGGCCCACTACATCCCCCGCTACGTTGTCTTCACCCTTGCCAAACGACACCGTGATATCGTTCTTTATTATATCGTCCAGCCCGTTGTCGCGCAGCCACTCGAACGCAGCATCTTTATTCGCAACGGGTATTGAAGCAGACACAATCATCTTACGCTCGACGACTGAACCATCGACATCAAGACGCTCGACCCCCATCTCGTCCATCAAAGACGGGATGTTCTCCACCGAGAGTTTGTGTTTCTCCTGCTTTAAACTTTTAATATATTCTTCCGCTTCATTAATCTTTGCTTCAACTTCGCGGAGTGATCGAACCAGTTGACTAAGTTGTTTTCCGGTTCCAGTATCGACAGAGGACAGGGCCTCGTCTTCGTCATACAAGTCTTCAAATATGTCACTCATAAGTTTTTCCTCTTCAGGGTTGATTTATCCGGTAGCCTCGTGCTATCCGTACCGTAGACAATAGTGGAGGTATATGATGGTTGTCAACTACAAATATAAACTGCCACCTTTTAATCATCAGGCCGAGGCGCTTGACACAGGGTGGGATCGCATCGAGTTCGGCTTGTTCATGGAGATGGGAACAGGCAAGTCAAAAGTTTTGATCGACAACATGGGTATGCTGTACCTGTCTGGCCTGATCGACTTCGCCTTGGTCATCGCACCAAAGGGTGTGTACCGCAACTGGGTTGCCAAAGAAATACCCGAGCACATGTCCGATGATGTACCGCACCGTGTCATACGGTGGGTCGCAACTCCAAACAAAAAACAACAGGCTGAGATGCGCTCAATCAAAGACAAGTTCGACGGCCTGACAATCTTTGTTATGAACGTCGAGGCTTTCTCCTCGGTCAAAGGTAAATCGGCTGGGGAATGGATGGGTCGTGCGCTAGGCTCTAATGGTCTGATTGCTATTGATGAGTCAACCACGATCAAGAATCATAAGGCCAAGCGCACCAAGAACCTGACGAAAATTGCCGACAACTTCAAGTACAAAAGACTGTTGACAGGCTCTCCCATAACAAAAAGTCCCATGGATATTTATTCGCAGTGCGAGTTCCTACGATCTGGGTTGTTGGGGTTCGAAAGTTACTACGCATTCCAAGGTCGGTACGCAGTAATGCAACGCCGCACCATGGGATCCCACTCGTTCCAGCAGTTGCTGGGCTTCAAGAACCTAGACGAACTGACCAATAGCATCGACACGTTTTCTTTTCGGGTGCTCAAAAAAGACTGCCTCGATCTGCCCGAGAAAATATACACCGCTCGCTACGTCACGCTGACCGACGAACAGATCAAGATGTACAACCAAATCAAGCAGCAGGCACTGATCCTGCTCGACAATGGTGATCTAGTCTCGGCCCCCGCTGTAATTACCCAGCTACTCAGGTTGCAACAGATCATGTCTGGACATCTCAAGACAGATGACGGTGACATCCTGACGTTTAAGTCTTCGCGTATGGATGCGCTGGAAGAGATCATCGAAGAGCATGACGGCAAAGCAATTGTCTGGTCTCGCTTTCGACACGACATCAAAGAGATCACCAATATGCTTAACAAAAAGTTCGGGGAAGGCAGTGCCGCTGCATACTTTGGCGATACGTCCGACGATGAACGACAAAGAATCGTCCAGCACTTTCAAGATCCAAACCACCCCCTGAAATATTTCGTAGGCAACCCAGCCACCGCAGGCTACGGCCTCACGTTGACCGAAGCAAACCTCGTGGTATACTATGCCAATGATTTTAATCTGGAAACACGCATCCAATCAGAGGATCGTGCACATCGGATCGGACAAAAGAACAACGTGACATACATCGATCTGATCTCCGAGGGCACAATCGATGAGCGCATCGTCAAAGCATTACGGTCAAAGATCGACATCGGTGCTTTGGTGCTAGGAGAAGAGGCTAAACAATGGCTAAACCTAAATCCCACGAGGAAGTAATCGAAGCCATATGCGATTACAAAAAAGGCTGGACCAATCTGAACAGCGCAACGAGAGAGCTTAACGAATTGACTGGGCTCTCTCCCGACATCGCCGCCGCCTTCCTCAAAGATATGAAACGCCACAACGTCACGCAGATCCGAGGGTACTCTAAAGAAAAAGATTATCAAATCGCTGGCAAAAAAGGTAAGTTCAACGAGGCAAAAAAATAACCCCGCCAAAGCGGGGCTAGTTTATGAGGTCAGTAGGCCACAGGCGTGGGGCCTATCGAGCAGTGGTATTACCATACTACGCAGGTTCCATTTCTGCAATAGCTTTCCTAATTAAGACCGATAGTTGTCGGGCCATGGACCTCTGTTCCGACTCCGCCAGCTTGCGCAGCAAGTCGTGGTCCTCTTTGATCAAGCCAACGTTCTGAAATTGCTGCTTGTCTTTCTCTTTCATCTTCTTTCGTGCCATAGCTTGTCCCCAATTTGTTGTTTGCTTTTACACTACTATAGCACAACATGCAACCTAATCGTCCCGAGCGTCTTTCCGAGCCTCTCGGTCCATGGCATGAAGGTATCCAGCAGGAACCTTGCGCGTAATCCGAATGCAGCGCCACGGTATCTCGTCCCGCTTGTCAGAATAGTTCGGGATACAGTGCGCCGTTACCTCGTCGCCAACCTCAATGTCCATGGCATCGACGATCCGCTTGTTAAAGAACACGCCGTCACCCTCCTCGTTCGATCCAAACGCACTGTCTGTGTACGTCAATTCCTCAATCAAAACTTCCATTTGTTCTGAATGAAACTTCTTCTTCGTTTCAAAAATTTGGCTCATAAATTATTCCTTTCTCTTCTTGTTTCTTTAGATAGTTAAGCTCGTTGATAAGGCTCTCGATCCTCGGATCTCGGTGATCCTCCCATTCGATATCGTCAATCTCACGCGACAATTCCTTAATCCTTGTCGGTATGCACGTCACTCTTGGATCCATTTTTCTTCCTCGGCAATTTATATTTTGATTTGATCTGGGACAAAGCCTGCATAGTCATGTCCATAATGAAAGTAGCATCCTTCAAGGTCATACCTTTGGTCAACAACTTGTCGAGCTTCTCCGCGTCCTTGGTCAACTTCAAAGGACGACCGCCCATCTTTCCATTGACTTGAAACATATTAGCCGTAGGAGCATTGGGCTCTTTGCTTCCATTAAAACGAGGGTTGTCCACTTTATCTTGTTTGTTCTGGGCCAACCAATACTCCCTGTAAAGAGACTCATATTCTTTTCGGTGTGGTATCTTCAATTTCATATCTGCTTCCCCGCTGCCCGAAGGTTCTTAACATAAGTATCCAACTCCTCACGCGCAGCGAACAACTCACGCTGCACGTTGGGACGCGCATCACGGCGATACCGCTCATCTTGCAACGCATCAACCTGCTGCTTGAGCCACCGCAGTTGAGACTGCTGAAACATGCTTAACTCTGCATCACCCATTGTTATACTCCACAAGTTTATAGATCAGTTGGGTCACACATTCGAAGTCTTCAACCGTACCCCAGTTTACTTCCATGTCAGTGTATCCAAAGTCTTCGTCCTCGAACCGCATCTTAATTACAGCGTCCAACAACGTCTCCGCTGGCATCGTAAATGGAACCGCGCCACACTCATTCTCGTACCAACCATTAAGAGATCTCATCTTCGGGCCTCCAACGTTTGTCACTACAGTTGTACTCACCCTCAAACAAACCACCTTCGTCACGGTAATCCGCCGCCACAACACAATCCAACTCATTAACCAAACGATCCCACACAGGGACAGGGGGGGACCACGCAGTCCAACACTTGAACTCCAAAATTAATGACTCAACGTCACTGTGTACACATCGAACGTTATCAACCTCACACAAATCCCACTTGGTTCCCCAGTTCTTTACTCGCCAGTCATACCACGCAGGCACGTCACCTAAGTGATCTTTATACACCTCCAATGGCATTGGCTTAACCATCGAACAAAAGTTGGACAGGTCAAAACTTAACGCACGAACCAACGGCTCTGGACCAATGATAGACACATTCTGATAACAATGATTAGGCATGACCCGACACCGCCTCCTCTAACTCGCGCAAATATCCCAGTTGATACGGGCTGTCCGCTGGATCCTCCTCAAAAGATTTTAACGCCTTGAGAATATCAAAGCCTTCAACCAACATATCATCACACGCCGAAGCACGACCCGCCTGATACTGTTTGAAATTATATAAGTCTGATTGCATAACTATTTAGCTCCTTGGTTACTTGTTGAATACATGCAAGTTATAGAGTGTCGGTGCTGTTGTCAAGATCCTCGGCTCTCGGACCTGAGTTACACTATAGCGCAATCTCCAGAGATTTTTTGTTTTTTATTTTTTTTCATCCGAATTTACCGTATCCACCGTATCCAAGTGTACCACCCCCTTATTTATATACCTCGTACAGCCCAAGGCTGGATACAATCGGTTACGTTTGGATACGTTTCTCTGGGAAAAACTCCCTATATAGGAAAGTTGTCAAACACCCCCGCTTGGTATAAATTGTTGGCAAGGCACAACGAGGAAGACATGAACGCAGTAGAAAAAAGCAATGGCAGACAGCTAACAAACCGCCAGAAAACTTTTGCTAGGCATATTGTAGAGGGCATTTACTCCAACGCTGAATGTGCAAGGAAAGCAGGATACTCCCACGATGTAGCCTCTAAGCAAGCGTCAGTGTTGTTGAATGGTCGAGACTACCCGCACGTTTTGGAATATGTGCAGGAACTTCGAACCGAACGAGAACGGCGTTATGGTGTGACCACTATCGGGCAACTCGAACGGCTGCATCAACTGTCTCTTGGCGCAGAGGACGCGGGTCAATTCTCCGCAGCCATCAACGCAGAAAAAATACGTTCTGCCTTGGGTGGCCTGACTGTCGATAGGCGAGAACAAATCAACTCCATAGATCAGATGTCAAGGGATGAGATCACGGCACGTTTGGCAGCGTTGCAGAAGCAGTATCCTCAAGCCTTTGTGATCGATGGTACAGCAAAGGATATCACACCAGATGAGCAAGGGACCAGAGGCGAACTTCTGGCAATCGATCAGGACGAACCTGCCCAAGAATTGCTTCGCGACGAGGATTGAGAACAAGCACGGGGGCGGTGTGCCTGATGTACACCTAGTGTGGGACGGCTTGCCCTTCTGGCTGGAACTCAAGGTAAGCAAAGGTACGCGGGTAAATATCTCTGCCCATCAAATCGCGTGGCATATGGCATATTACGCTCGCGGAGGGTCGAGTTTCTTCTTGGTAAAGAGGGCCAAGGAGCGTGATAT